CCAAAATCTGGGATCCCTACTGTTTATCAGAAGGGCGGCCGACCTAAAGGTTGGAGTAATGCAAAGGCGCGATCAAAAATCGTTGCCGATGCGTGGCTGGAATTTCACTTTGGGTGGGAACCCTTAGTGAAGGACATATTCCATGCTACACAGGTTTTGCAATCCCCCATGACAGGTAAGACCGTTCAGGCAAATGCTGGGGTCCCGTTCAAAGAACGCGACTTTCAGAAGCCTTACTCGGAATCCTATCTAAGGGAGGCAGAAGGTATCGTATTACATAAGTGTGGGGCAACCCTCCTTGTGACCGATGCCAATGCTTACGCAGCGAATCGGTTAGGTTTGACAAACCCTGCCGCTTGGGCCTGGGAGCTCATTCCATTCAGCTTCGTCGTCGATTGGTTTACAACCGTTGGAAGCTTTATCAACCAGTGGTCCGACCTTGAAGGCGTGAAGTTAGTTGATCCGTGGAATGCCAGTACCCTTGTTGTGAAAACGTGCAAATATGCGAAATCCTACTCAAGTAGTTACTTGGAGGTTCGCTCGCACGGCGTCCTATTTAGCAGGAATCTCGGAATGAGCCGTTATAAAGTAGCTTTTAGGCCCATGAAAGGATTGTCACTCGCTCGCGCAGCGACTGCTATTGCGCTCCTAATCCAGTTCCTACCACGGTAGTAACTGTACTTCCCTCAATCCGCCTCTTTGAGGCTTATCTTAGAAAGAAAGGAACAGTCATGCCGGCTATCGCCAACATCACTGTAAAGAAGAATGACAACACGACCGACATCATCTATACCGCTGTCGTCCCGAGCTCGGGCGATGGCACTCCTGCGGTCTGGCGTAGCCAGTCTGTTGGTAGTGCTGCCGCTCATCAGCCAGAAATTCGGCTGGGCTCAAAGACTGGGGGCAATGGTGCTAAGCGTATTCTGCGAGCGACGTATGTCTACCCGCAAATCGCGACAAACACCACCACCGGCGTAACTTCTGTAATTGATCGTGTAGTTGCCTCCGTTGATTGGCAGATTCCCCTTGGGATGACCGCCACCGACGTGAACGAAGCGGTCTCACAGTTTGCCCATTTGCTTGCCACCACCCTGATGAAGGATAGTGTCAAGTCGGGCTTCGCTCCGTCTTAATAGGAGCGCGCCGTGAAAAGCCCACTGACGTCTGAGATGCAGCAGGTAGCCCTCAACCTAATGGAAGGGCTCGGCAGCTCACGCTCGCTTACTATCGCGATTCTTATGCGATATGGCGAGTGGGACCAGATAGTTAAACTACAAACTGATCCACACCTTTACCTTGAAGCTCACGATTACTATGCGGATACCTGCGCCACCGACTTCCTTCGGAAGCTCGAATGCAGGATCGATGGGATCGACCCTGAAGCTGCTGCCGTTGAGAAATGGTGGTTTGCGGAAAGGGAA